CCTTTTTGACCCCTTTTTCTATAGGTATAACAGAACAAAAAACCGATTTCACACTAAATACATTTGCGTATATTATTACCAGGAGAAATTGGAATGGCACTAACATCACCAGGCGTACAAGTTACGGTAATCGACGAGAGTTTTTATACACCAGCTGAACCTGGTACTACTCCACTTATCGTAATAGCTACAGCACAGGATAAATCAAATGCAGCAGGCACAGGCACTGCTGCAGGCACCACGGCAGCCAATGCTAACAAGGCATTTAAAATTACCAGCCAACGAGAGCTGGTGGATACATTTGGCGTACCGTTTTTCGAAAAGACAGTCAGCGCAACACCAGTACATGGTGGAGAGCGCAACGAATATGGCCTTCTAGCAGCCTACAGCTATCTAGGAGTTTCGAACGCGGCATTTATTGTTCGAGCAAGCGTGGATCTGGATCAACTCCAGGGACAGACTACCGCCCCGGGAGCAGAACCCGAAGATGGAGCATGGTGGGTAGATACCCAGACTACATCATTCGGCATTCAAGAATGGAACGGTGCAGCCGCAACTACTGTAGGCGGACAGAAATTCAGTTTAAAAACACCTCTAGTGTTGACAGATGATGATATTTCTAAAATCGAATCCAACGCACCAAAAGCCAGTATAGGAGCTATCGGCGACTACGCTGTGATATTCCAAACTGTAGAAGGTGATGAGTCATTTGGTGCTGCAGAAGAATATGCTAGAATATGGTATAAGTCCGCAGGCGGAACTATCACATCTACTACCGGTGCTGTAATTCCAGGTCAATGGGTGTTAGTAGGTAGCGAAGAGTGGACAGCGAGCCATCCTACTGTAATCGGAACAAATTCTGTATCATCAACTTCAATGACAGGAAGTTTTAAAATCAACGGTAACACTATAACTGGTGCTACACTTGCAGCAGTAGTCAACAGTATCAATGCACTGGGCAGCAGCCAAGGTATCAGTGCCAAAGCAGTGAATACTAAATTGTATATCTATTCAGATGGTTCTAGCTCTATCAGTGCAGATTCTACACTCAGCGGTGGACTACAACTTGAAGACGTATCAGGTGATGTGTTTGACACATTAGGATTGTCTGAAGATGAATTCTATCCACCGGCACTACAACAGACCCCTCATACATCTGTTCCAACATGGAAAGACACAGGAGCTACTGCTCGTCCTACCGGTTCAGTATGGATCAAAACCACAGAACCTAATCAAGGAGCACGTTGGAGAGTTAAACGTTGGAATTCAGCCACACAATTATGGATCGAATATTCATCACCGATCTATGCTTCAACACACTCTGCACTATACTACTTAGATCGTAGCGGTGGCGGTGTAAACATCGACACTGACTCTCTATTTGTACAGAGTAACAGCGATGAAACTGCACTAGAAACAGCCAAGTTCCGAGTTTATTACAGAAACAGCAATGGTGCTACAATAATTACTTCTAGTGAAATCGCAGATGCTACTGTAACAGCGTCTACATCAGTTTCTGCGGGTTCTTTCGTAGCAGGTGTTACTTATATTATCAGCAACTTAGGTAGTACAACACAAGCTAATTGGAATACTATCGCCGGTACAACTAGCCAAGTTTATAGAGTAGGCAGCGTGTTTACCGCAGCTGCTGCCGGCACAGGCGGCGCTGGTGTAGGTACAGCATGGACCGCATTGTCTTTCACAGTCAGCGAGTCTCTAAAAGGCGAACTAGAACTTGACACAGCTAAAACCATTTACTTTGCTCGACCAACCGGGTCAGGTGTAGCTTCTACAGTAGCTAACAACATAGCAGGAGCTATCAATGCTGCTGGATTTGATCATGTATCAGCTTCAGTAACAGCCGACAATGAAGTACAGATTTCTCATACTACAGGCGGCGATTTTAGAATCACTGACGGAACTGGTACTCCAATCGCAGATATATTTGCTGCCTATGACATTGATACTGGTAACGGCACTGCTAATTTCTATGCATTGCCAGCAGCGGCCGCAGACGAATATCTAGCTTCAAATTGGAAACCCCTAGCCGCAGACACAGGAAGATTTGCTGCCAGCGGTGATCAACCTTTAGCAGAACCACAGGATGGTCAGTTATGGTACAATCCAGCATTTGACGAAGTAGATATTATGGTGCATAATGGAAATACCTGGGTAGGTTACAAGACCACAACCAGCCCTTATTATGCAGCAGCTTCTGCAGATAAAACAGATCCATTAGGACCTATCGTAGCAGCCAGTGAACCTACAACACAAACAGATAGTACACCATTGAAAAATGGTGATCTATGGATTAGCACAGCGGATTTAGAAAACTTCCCAACTATCTATAGATACGATGCTGCAAATACAGAATGGGTGTTGGTCGACAAAACAGATCAAACCACAGAAGACGGTATACTATTTGCAGATGCACGTTACGGAGACAGCGGTGCTACTGGAAATGTAGAGGCAAGTATTGTCGATCTATTAAACAGTAACTATCTCGACCCAGATGCTCCAGACCCAAGCCTATATCCAAAAGGCATGTTGTTATGGAATCTACGTCGCAGCGGCGGTAACGTAAAACGTTATAACAATAACTATATCAATCTCGCCCTAGACAACGATAGATACGACCCAGCTAACAGTCCAAATGGTGGTGCTTTTGTTTCTGGAGAAAGCATGAGCGCCTATGACACTGATCGTTGGACTACAGCCTCGCCTAATAACGAAGACGGTTCCGGATCGTTCGGTCGCAAGGCTCAACGTGCTTTAATCGTACAGCAGTTGAAATCAACAGTTGATACAAGCTCGGAAATCCGTGACGAAGAGCGCAGAAACTTCAACTTGATTGCTTGCCCAGGATATCCTGAGACTCTTAGCAATCTAATAAATCTAAACATTGATAGAGGTTTAACAGCTTTTGTTATCGGTGACACTCCTTTACGTTTACCATCAGATGCTACCAGCTTAAATGCTTGGGGTACTAACGCTAATGGAGCATTAGATAACGGTGATCTTGGAATCGTAAGCTACGACGAATACTGCGCGGTCTACTATCCAAACGGATTTACTACAGACTTAGGTGGTGCTAATGCAGTGGTTCCAGCAAGCCACATGATGCTAAGAACAATCGCTCTAAGCGACCAAGTTAGCTATCCATGGTTTGCACCAGCAGGTACACGTCGTGGTGGTATTACTAACGCAACCGCAGTTGGTTACATCGATGCACTAACTGGAGAATTCCAAGGAGTAGCTCTAAATGAAGGTCAGCGTGATACACTTTATGATTTGAAAGTAAATCCGATTCCATTCTTTGTTGGTGTTGGACATATTGCTTACGGTCAGAAAACCCGTGCAAGAAATGCCTCAGCACTAGACCGTATCAACGTAGCACGTTTAGTAGTGTACCTACGTAGTCAGTTGAATAAACTAGCTCGTCCTTACATCTTTGAACCCAACGATAAGATCACACGTGATGAAATCAAAGGAGCTGTTGAAAGTCTATTGTTAGAATTGGTAGGCTTGAGAGCACTCTACGACTTTGCTGTGGTCTGTGACGAATCAAATAATACAGATTCGAGAATTGATCGCAACGAGTTGTATGTTGATATCGCGATTGAACCAACCAAAGCAGTTGAATTTATCTACATTCCATTGCGTATCAAGAACACAGGAGAGATTTAAACATGGCACTAACATCCTTAAATAGAATTTCGGTTCCAACCAGCAACGGCACCAGCGGCACATCGCTGCTGATGCCCAAGCTGAAGTATAGATTCCGTGTACTTCTCTTAGGTTTCGGAGTTGAAGGAAGCACAGAACTTACTAAACAGGTTGCTGATGTTTCTAAACCAACAGTTACTTTTGAAGAAATGGCTATCGATATCTATAACTCAAAAGTAAAATTAGCCGGTAAGCCAAGCTGGGGCGATTTAACCCTAAACTTGAGAGACGATGCTAACGGTCAAGTGCAGAAACTAGTCGGACAGCAGATCCAGAAACAGTTTGACTTCATGGAGCAGGCATCCGCACGTTCGGGTATCGACTATAAATTCCAATTAAATCTAGAAGTGTTAGATGGCGGTAACGGTGCCCTAGAACCAAACATCCTAGAAAAATGGGAACTATATGGTTGCTTTGTTTCTGAAGCCAACTACGGCGAAGCTAACTATGCTACCAACGAACCAATGACTATTGCCCTTACTATCAAGTATGATAATGCCGTCCAGTTTGCTGGAGCCAACGGTACTGGCCCAGAAAGAGGTATAGGTTCTCTAGTAGGAAGAACCATAGGCGAAACAGTAACAGGAAGAAGCAGCGCAGCCTAACAGTAATGTTGATTAAAAGAACCCGGAGTATCCGGGTTTTTTTATGACATAAATATTAGTATGGCCAATAAATTTACTAGATTTTTAACAGGTGTAGGCGATGGACTTCTTCGACCCAAAGGCGGCTTAGCCGACTGGAGACACGCCTCGAGATTGTTCTTGAGCGACAGTTACAGATTAGCGCCACGGACTAAATTTTTATTTTATGTTAGATTTGAAATTGACAAAACAGTTTTAACATCCCCGACATTCAGTAACAGACACGTAGATGAAATTGGCTACCTAATTAAAAGCACTGACCTTCCTAAATTTAGATTTGAAACAGTAACCAAAAATCAATACAATCGTAAGAAAATCTTTTATAAGAATCTTACATATGAAAGCATAAACATGAGCTTTCATGATGACAGTGCAGGAGTAATGAATGCACTATGGGCCTTGTATATGGGAACTTATCATCAGGACCGACACAATCCTGGACAGGCGTTTAATAATACTAAATTGAGGGCTACCGGCACAGTTATGGATAGCTTTAGATATGGTCTCGACAAGCAGGGACGAAGTGTTGATTTCTTTAAATCTATTAGCATTTATACTATGAGCCGAAGACGATTCTTAGGATACACATTGATCAATCCTAAAATTACATCTTGGGGTCACGGAGATATGAGTTACAGTGGTACGGACTTTAACGATAATTCAATGACTATTGAATACGAATCCGTAGCATATTCTTCCGGAAACGTGGCAAGAAACAGCCCCAAAGGTTTTGCAAACTTATACTACGACAATGTTCCTAGCCCGTTGAGCGTAGCGGGTGGCGGAGTCGCCAATGTATTTGGTGATGGCGGAGTACTAGATGGCCTGGAATCTGTGTTTGGTGATGTTGCCGGCGGATCAGCATTTGGATCTATCGGCGGGTTTTTAGGTACTGCGATTAAAGCAGTGAATACTGCCAAGAACATAAATCAATTATCCAAAGAAGGATTTAAACAAGAGGTTGTAAACATTCTCAGTAGTCCTACTACGATAAGAGGTGCCGTAAACACTGTAGGTGGTATTGTAGGGGCAGCCTTTCCTAAGAACAGCGGAGAAGTTTCAACTACTACTGCTGTGCAAAAGAATCTAGTAGGAGGTAACAACTAATGGCCATTAATCTTCCTCAATCGATCGTACAGGACTCGGCTGCATCTACCAAATTATTTTTTGACAAGTATGGGCAACAGGCTCTAGAATTTACTGCTAACGAAGTCACAGCTTCTCTGGCATTTTTTCAAAGCCGAGGCTTCGACGACGATGCAGCAACACTTACTGCCCAGGTAATTTTGAAGCAGGCTAAACTAGATGCCGTTCCAGTTTTCAAAATCCTCGACACTCTGAAAACATTCAACGGTGTACAGATTTCAGCACTGGTCGCTGAGATCCTAAACAACAATAGAAATTCTACCAGTACACTAGGATATAAAGTGGTCAGTGTAGAAAAGCAAAATCAAACTAGAAATATCTATGCCTAAGTTTGCACAGGGCCGGTTTGACATGAAGAATCCTGCTCGGTATGTGGGCAAGAGAACTCCGCTGGCTCGTAGTAGTTGGGAATTTGTTTTCATGAGGATGCTAGACGAACATCCTGGGGTAGAAAACTGGGCCTCAGAAAGTATCCAAATTCCCTATAGAGATCCTCTTACAGGAAAATATACCATATATGTGCCAGATTTTTTTATCGTTTACAAAGATAAGAACGGTCGTAAACATGCCGAAGTAGTTGAAGTAAAACCCAGCAATCATACCCTGTTAGAAAAAGTAGGTAATAGTCGATATAATCAAGAGCAATATATTAGAAACATGGCCAAATGGGAAGCTGCTAATGCTTGGTGTAAACAACAGCAGGTAAGATTTCGAGTAGTCAACGAGGACGAGATTTTCCATCAGGGCGGAAAACGTAGATAAGTACACTATGACCAAAAAACTAGAAGAACTGTTTAATCTAGAATCAGAAGAAACTCCACCAATCAAAGAAGTGGTCAAAGATCACACCGAAGTAAAAAGTCTAGACGACAGCTATACCGCAGTGGCTAGTATAACCAAAGATCTACCGCAGATACAGGAACTAGACAGTCTCAACGACGGCGAATTAGATGATCTAGCTAAAAAAGCCGAAGAAGCCTATGATGATCTTATGGATCTAGGAATGAATGTAGAAGTACGGTATGCTGGGCGTATTTTTGAAGTAGCAGGTACTATGATGAAAAATGCCATAGATGCTAAATCTGCAAAAATTGAAAAAAAGCTCAAGGCTATAGATCTACAATTAAAAAAATATAAAATAGACAAAGACAGCCATACTGACGACGATATCGTTCAAGGTCAAGGATTCGTAATTAGCGATCGCAATGAGCTGTTGAAAAAATTAGGTAAAAAGGACTAAATACTGCTATGAAAACCTTTAAAGAATATCTTTCAGAAAGCAAGAAGGTCTATAATTTTAAGATCAAAGTAGCAGGTGATCTACCAGAAAGCTTTCAAGAAAATCTCAAAATATCGTTAGATCGCTGCAAAGTAGCCGCATTTAGCAAAGTCACTACAACACCGATACAGGCACTGCCATTGGATTTTCCAGGGCAAAAGAACTGTGAAGTTCATGTGTTTGAAGTGATCTGTGAATATCCTATCACTGCCCCCGAAATTGCCATAGATGTTAAAACTCTTGGTGTTGGCGAAGAGCGTTTTAGAGTAAGAGGTGCAGGTGAGCCAACGGAAGCAGATCAAGTGTTAAATAATGAATTTATATCTAAAGATAGTCTGCTTACTGACAATCAGTACAAAGAAGCTCCAGCGGTAAAGGTAAAAGATTATTTCGGAGATGATTTCAATAAAGGATTTTTAAAAGATCTAGAAAAATCATCTAAGCAACGTAAAAAAGATCAAGGTCAGGCAGAGTTTAAACTGTCCAAGGTAAAATCAGATAAATCTGGCGCAAAAAGTGCCATGGGGAGTTAAACAATGGATTTTCATCAACTATTAGCAAAAATGCAGGAAATTGATCGTGCGCCTCAGGCAATCGATCAACCGACTACCGAAGAAGGCTGTGGTATGCCACCGCCAATGTCTATGCCTGAGAAATCAGACGAGCCAGCACCTAGCATGAGCGTGAATTTAAATGCTCAAGGCCTAGATAATATTTCAGATATGATAAAACTTTTTCAGAAAGTCAATCCAGACATGATGCCGAAAGATCCATCACCGATGCCTAGCCTTGGCGCTGAGCCTAGCATTATGAGTATTAAATCAAGTCTTCCACCATTAAAAATGTTACCCGACTTAGATGCAGACAATGACGAGATGCCTGGCGGAGAGATGGATATCGAAATCGGAAAATCTGATATAATGAATAAACCAGATGACAGCGACGACGGTGTTAGCAAAGCGCAGGGAGACTTAGATCATGACGGTGATCACGACATGGATGATCACGATGCTGAAAAGAAAGATAAAGACGAAGCATTTGCTAATTCCCCAATCGGCGGTTCTGAACCAGAAACTATGGGCATTGATGCTGCTGTTCCAGATGGTGACGATCTAAATAAACCTAAGAAGAGTTTTAGCGGCAAACCATTCCGCGGTGATAACCCGATGGCGGCAGGCGCATACGAAAGCACAGACTTACGTGCTCAGATTCGTGCAGAATTACAACAACGTTTAGCAGAAGCTAAGGGAGTCAAATAATGGCATCAGTAACCAGAGTAAACGGCCTGCGTAACACCGCTGGCACATTATATGCAGATAACTGTAACCTATACCTAATTACAGTTAAAAATTCAGCTGCTTCAGCTATTGATCTAAGAGCAGAAGATGATGCAATTGACGAAGCAGTTGAACAAATTCTTGAAGAAATAAATCCTTTAGCATTTTTTGTTACTAACAGCAGTGCTGGAACAATTTGCGTAATTATGGACAAATCAATTAATAGTGCAAGTGAGTTACAAACTCGTATCCGCAGAATCGGTATCGATTCAGGTGCATCAACAACTAGTATTGGCCCCAACGATGTTGACATCAGCGGCACTACAGTGCAAGATGTTCAACCCACTCCTGCATTAACAACTTCTGGCGCAGTAACTTTTACGGCTGCTAGTTGATTTATAGTAATAAACCCAAATAGGCTCTTCGGAGCCTATTTTTTTCAGTAAATACAGATATGGGAAAAAGTTTAGACGGTGTACTAATCAAAAAGGCGCACAAGCCCGAACGATACACCCTTGAACAAATCAAACACCTAGAAGCCTGCATGGACCCAGTCACAGGTCCGTTGTACTTTATGCGAAACTTTTTAAAGATACAACATCCAGTAAGAGGTGCTATTGATTTTGAGCCTTATGAATATCAGGTTCGATTGATTGAAGCATATCATGGCCACAAAGATGTTATCGCTATGTTGCCTAGACAGATGGGTAAAACTACCTGTGCCTGCGGATATCTATTATGGTTCACGCAGTTTGTTCCCGAAGCACAAGTTCTAATCGCTGCACACAAATATGAAGGTGCGCAGGATATCATGAATCGTTATAGGTACGGTTATGAAAACTTGCCGGATTTTATACGTGCCGGAGTACACAGCTACAATAGAAATACCATAGAATTCGATAACGGCAGTCGTATACAGGCAACTACTACTACAGAAAATACAGGCCGTGGTAAATCTCTTTCATTGATATACTGCGACGAGTTCGCATTTGTACAGCCACCAGAAAAGGCCAAAGAGTTCTGGACTGCATTGTCACCGACCTTGTCAACAGGCGGACGTGCAATCATTACATCAACACCCAATTCAGACGAAGATCAGTTTGCAATGATATGGACCGAAGCAAACAAAAAATTCGATGAACACGGTAACGAACAACAATTAGGAGTCAACGGATTTTTCCCTTATTTTGCTCATTGGAATGAGCATCCTGATCGAGATGAAGAATGGGCCAAAGTTGAACGTGCTAAGATTGGAGAAGAAAGATTCCGCAGAGAATTCGACTGCGAATTTTTAATCTTTGACGAAACACTAATCAACGCAGTAAGACTGGCAGAAATGAAAGGTGAAGATCCTATAATGACTATGGGACAAACCCGCTGGTATAAAGATGTTGATGCTAGATGCACTTATTTGGTTAGCTTGGATCCTAGCATGGGCACCGGCGGAGATTATTCTGCGATCCAAGTCTTCGAAATGCCTAACATGGTACAGGTAGCAGAATGGCGACATAATCTCACTCCTATACAGTCGCAGATTAAAACGCTAAAAGAAATATGCCGATATATCAACGATAGAGGAATCGAAAAGGGCGGAATCCCCCAAATCTATTATTCTGTAGAAAACAATACTGTAGGCGAAAGTGCCCTAATCGTTATAAACAATGTCGGAGAAGAAAATATTCCCGGAATGTTTCTTTCTGAGCCTATACGCAAAGGACATGTACGTAGATTCCGCAAAGGATTTAATACCACCCACAAGTCCAAGATCTCTGCTTGTAGCCAGCTCAAGCATATGTTAGAAACACAGAAAATGAAGATCTCGTCAAAACCTCTGATATCGGAATTAAAGACGTTTGTAGCACACGGAATCGGGTTCGGTGCCAAAAGTGGTGAACACGACGATCTAGTCAGTTCTATGCTATTGATTGTACGAATGGCTGCTATATTAGCGGACTGGGATCCCAAAATCTACGAAAAAATGACAGATAAACTCACTGAAGATCAAATGCCCATGCCAATATTCGTCTCTAGCGGTTTCTGATAAATACACTTATGAATGCAACAAACAATATCGCTACGGATTTATTTTACAAAATCAGGAGCCGCTTCAAAGGCCTTAAATTAGGTGACGATGCAGGGCAGATTACTATCAATCCCGAACAGGCTAGATTCTTTGATTTTGACTACATGGAAGGCGAACAGGCCATTGGGCATGTTAGCATAAGCCTAGCTGAAGAAAACTCTATGAAAGTCTACTTCAGTACAGGTATCACAGAATCCATGGACGGTAATCAAAAAACTCATTGGTACGGATTTTTAAAAGAACTTCGTCAATTTGCCAAAAGAAGATTGATGAGTTTCGATACCAGAGATATAACCAAAGACAATCTCGATCAACGTGATTTTGCATTTCTAGCACAACACAATAAACCTAAAGAACAACCAAATACCGTAGTTAAAGCGGTCGGAGAACAGATTATGAGTGAAAGCCAACTATACGGCACTAAGACAGTAAGCTATCAAAAATTGATGGACACACGTCTTATAATCAAACACAACCAAGCAGTTATGGACGACATGCAACCAGGTGCAAGAACCAGAAACATTTCTGCACTGTTTGTAGAGAATCAAGATGGCGAAAGATTCAAATATCCGTTCATCCATCTAGCAGGGGCTCGTGCTATGCAACGTCATGTCGCTAACGGTGGACTGCCCTATGACGATCTAGGCAAAAGTATTATCAATATGAGCGAAGAAATCGCACAGTTAAAAAGTTTTTCAAACTATGTTGTTCGAAATGATCTAATGAATTCAGACACTAATAATATCGTAGAACGTAGTCAATCACAGTTGAATTCTCTAAGAGAAATGATACAGAAACTTGGCAAGCAAAGTCACTATGAGGCATATAAAGAAAGTTTCCAGGCTAGAGAACAACTAGAAGTTCCAGAAGAAGTCGTAGAAGATTTCAAAGAAAAATTTACTGTAAGAAATTTCAAAGAAGATATTAAATCAGTATTTCCTGTACTCTATCGATTGATGCAGGAAGAAAACACCATAGGCTATGACGACATAGTCGCTATGACAGCAGAAGAAGAAATCGCTAACGAAGACATCGACATCATCGAATACGAAGATGATTTTGATAGATTTGAATCATGGATCATGACATTAGGTGAAGAATCAGCGATCACTAGTCAAGACCCTGATGAGCAACAAGCAGCCGTACAAAAACTACAGGAACTAGTAGGACAACACTTTCCCGCAGGCGTAGATGGCAGTAATGCCATAGAAAGTCTTAAAGGCCTAATCGAAGATCCAGAACTCTACAAGAGAATCAAAGAACAGGCCAAAGAAGACACAGACTCGTGCGTAAGACCTTTGGTGAAAGCATGGTTAGAGTTAAATGCTCCAGAAGCCCTAGAACAATTAGACTTTGGTGATATGGTTGATGAGCCAGAAGCGGCCGCCGCAGAAGTCCCTACTGATGCCGCTGCCGCTGTACCAGTCCAACAGCTACAGATGGCCGGCGACAATCCTGATGAAAGAAACAAAGATGCCAATGATGATCTTCCGTTTGAACCAGATAACGAACCATCGTCCGACAAAGACGAATTCGGAAATACTATCAAGAACAAGGCAAGACATCTAGCTCGCAAAGGTATGAGACAGGCCATGGATGTTAAAGAACTAGCAGAATTTATTCATAGTTTCTATGACAAAGAGTCGGCTACATTTCCCAAAGGCCCAGAAGGTGTTTGCACAATGGTAGGCAAGAAGTTTGGTGAAGAAGCAGAAACTGTAGCTCGTAAATTTGTAGAAAGAATGGCTCCGCAACAAACCACTGAACAAAACCCAGAATTGGCAGAATTGGCAAGAATTAAAGAATTGTCAGGCATGTAAAGATTGTTCGTAGCAGCGAGATTGGGCACTTCGGTGCCCTTTCTTTTGGGCAATTATTTTAATCAAGATGTCAACAAACTTTTGAGCAAAAACGTTATATATATACGCAGACATTGTCTGCGACACTTAAAAGGAGATTTCATATGAAATCATTAGTAACTCTAGTAGCATCATTGTTCGCAGTATCAGCCTTTGCTCAAGCACCAGCAGCACCCGCTAAAAAGGAAGAAGTCAAGCCAGCAGTAGTTAAACCTGCTCCAGCTCCAGCAGCGGTTAAACCAGCTGACAAGAAAGCTGAGCCTGTCAAAAGCGACGCTAAGAAAGACGCAAAAGCCGAGCCTGCTAAGAAGTAAACCTACTAGAACTGTTTTCCTATCTTTAGAAGATAGCAATTTTGAAATTGAAATTGAAGACAGTATACACGTAGGTTATCGTAGACCGGAACTAGTCAAAATTGATGTTGACATCGATAATGAAGAAATTTCGGAATACATAAAATTTAGATTGTGGTTAGCTAGGCAATTGGCTTTAGCAAAATACGAAGAGAAGTGGGGTTAAACCCACTTTTCTTTTGGTAAAAAAACTTTAGAAATATCTTGCTTTTACTAAATAAAAAGCGCATAATAATATATGTGCATTAGGCATAAAAGCATTTTAAGGCATAACATAGGAGGCATATTAAAATGGCAACATTAGCAGAAATTCGTGCGAAACTTCAAGAAGCACAATCAAAGTCCACAGGACAATCCACCGGCGGTGGAGACAACGCAATTTAC